CGCCGCGTCACTCGGCTCAGGCGGGGTGTAGTACGCACAAAGGAGCAACCCGATGACCCTCAGTCGCGCCCAAATCGCCTTTGCGATTGCGGCATTCCTGTTCCTGTTGTCGCTGGTCCTTGACCTGATCGGCGTCGCCACCGGGCGCGTGCGCCTGACGGTGCTTGCGGCGTTCTGTCTCGCCGTCGGATTGGCGATGACGCAGTAAGGAGCACACGCATGGATACCACGAAGGCGATCAGCAAAGCGCAGCGCGACGCCATCGCCGCATCCGACTTCGCCGGTCCTGAACGGTCGTTTCCCTGCGACACCCGTGCCCATGCGCGATCCGCGATCCGGCTCTACGGCAAGGCGGACGACCCCGCGAAGATCAAGGCCGCGATTACTCGCATCCTGAAGCGCAAGGGCTGGGACGATCTGATCCCCGATGCGTGGCAAGCAAAGAAGGACGTGACGATGGACAGCACGCTCATCCACTACGGCGGCGAAGTGAAGGCGCTCGGCGACGGCAAGGTTGGCGGGTATCTCGTCACGTTCGGCGATGCCACCACGCCCGATCTCTCATCGACCCGCGACTACTTCACCAAGGAGACCGATTTCGACATCGACCCCGGCGACCGGCGCAGCGTCTATTACGCGCACGGCATGGACAAGCAGATGGGTGTCAAGAAGATCGGCACCCTCACGGTCACGCCCGACGACACCGGCATCTGGGTCGAGGCGCAATTGAAGATGCGCGACAAGTACGAGCAGGCCGTCTACGACCTCGCCGCCAAAGGCAAGCTCGGCTGGTCGAGCGGCGCGACGACACATCTCGTCCGTCGCAACGCGGTCAAGACGGAGGGCGGCACGGTGCACGAAATCACCCATTGGCCGCTCGGCGAGGGATCGTTGACGCCGATGCCTGCCGATCCGCGCGCCGATGCCTTCGCCCTCAAATCGCTCCCGGCCATGATCGGGATACAGCCGGACGCCGAGGACCACACCACGAAGGCGCTCCCCTCCGGCATGTCCTACAGCGACCTGATGTCGTTCCTCAATGACGAACTCAACGAGGACATCGGTGACGACGATGACGGGCCGTACGGCCCCGGCCTGTACATTTGCGACCTCTACGACGATGCCGTCGTCTACCGCGACGGCGAGGATTTGTACCGGGTTTCCTACACCGTTACGGCGGGCAACGATGCGCAGTGGGGCACACCCGAGCCCGTCGTACGAACCACCGTCTATGTCGCCGCCACCGATGACGACGATGAAGGCGATACCACCACGGTTCCAATATCCGGGAAAGGCGTGGATGTCACGGCATTGAAGGGGATGCTCCGAGGCAGTATGACCCTCAATGACCACGCCGATGTCGTTCGAGATGCGATGTCGGGGTTTGTGACGCGCGCCGCCGGGCTTGCCGAGACATCCACGAAAGCGGGACGGGCGATGTCCGCGACGCGCCACGCCAAACTGAAGGCGGCGTATGACGGGATGCGCACGGCGCATACCGCCATGGAAGGCCATCTCCAGGCGATCAACGACATGCTGCTCAGCACCAACCCGGACGCCAAGAAGGACGCCGAGGAGATGGATGCGCTGCGCACGCAGTATATCCGCCTGCAAAGCGCGCAACTACGCATGACCGGCTAGTCCCGCACCAACAACCGATTCCCAATCTGCCACCTGATGAAGGTGGCTTTTTCGTGTAAAGGAGTAACCCCCGTGGGTAAAAGTCTCATTGAACTGACGACGAGCATCAATGGCGCCCTGAAGACGGTCGATGACTTCTGGAAGACCGTCCCGGCGGGCGAGGAGATGAGTGTCCCGAAGGAGAAGCGCGAGGAGATCAAAACCCTCAACCAGCAGATTCACGAGTGGCAGCAGGAGGCGGGCGAACTGAAGGAAGTCGCCGATCTGCGCACCGCCAATGACGCCACGAAGTCCTGGCTCACCCAATCGGCGGGTAACATGCGCCACAGCGGTGCGGTCGGCGGCGATACCCTCTCCGGCGATGCGGCGAACGGGGCTACTCTCCGTCCGATCCAGAGTGCAGGCGAGGCATTCGTCAGCAATGACACCTTCAAGGCGTGGCACAATATCGTCGCCCCGAATGGCCGCGAGCCCTCCAAGGACACGCTCGTCCAATCGCCGCCGATCCCGCTGCCCGACCTATCCATCAAGACACTGGTGACGAGCAACACGACCGGCGCGGGCGTCTACAGCAACACGTCCGGCGGCGCGTTCGTGCAGCCGCAGTACCTTCCCACTGTGGCGCTGCCGTTCCGACCGCTGAAACTGCGCGACGTGGTGACGGTGATTCAGGCGACCAGCCCGATCATCAACTACCCGAAGATCACCGGGTACACGAATGCCGCCGTGGAAGTGGCGGAGGCGACGACCACCTCAAACGGCATCAAGCCGGAATCGGCGCTCGCCCTCGCCCTCGGCACGTCGGTTGCCGCGACCATCGCGCACTTCATGCCGATCACCCGCCAGGCACTCGCGGACGCCAATCAGTTGCGCGATCTCATCAATGCCTTCCTGATGAACGGCCTCGAACAGCGCCTTGAGGATGAGATGATCGGCGGCGACGGTAGCGGCGCGGACATGCAGGGCATCCACGGCACCTCGGGCCTCTCCACCCAGGCGTTCGTTACGGACAACCTGACGACGCTCAGGAAGAGCATCACCAAGGCGCAGACGACGCCGATCTTCGTCGAGCCATCCGCCTACCTCATCAGCCCGGTGGACGCCGAAGGACTCGACCTCGCGACCGACAATGAGGCGCGCTTCTACTTCGGCGGCCCCTCCTCAAGCAACAATACCCGCCTCTGGAATAAGCCCGTCATCGTCAGTCAGGCCGTGCCGTCCGGCACCGTCTACACCGGCGACTTCTCGACCGCCGTACTCGGCGACCTGATGGCCGCGCAAATGTTTATCTTCGATCAACACAGCGACTGGGCCATTCGGAATATCTTGGCCATCCTTGCTGAGTTGCGTGCCCATTTCTTCTTGCTTCGCCCAGCAGCTATTATTGAGGTGACATTGGGGGCATGGTAGATTAGTCTAAGGCTAATCATGTTGCGAGTGACCACGTAAAGCCGCTCGCAAAGGGCGGTTGGCACACTCTCGCCAACCTCCGCGCTTGCTGCCTCAGGTGCAACTCTGGTAAGCGCGACCGCTGGCCTTTCGAGTTAGTCCGCAACATTCCCCGTTGGCAGTAAAGGAGCAATCACCATGCCTCAGTATGTGAACAGAATCGCAGGGAGGAATCGTGACAAGACGGCACGCTCCCTGCACACCTATGCGGCAGGATCACCGGCGGTAGGGGCGGCCACCGCCGTCCTCGCGGCGACAGCGAGCGCCGCCGCATCGGTGGTGACGGCGGGCATCACCTCACCTGCCGTGCCGCGCAACCTGACCGCGACCCCTGGCGGCACCACGGCGAACGTCCTCGCGGTCTCGGTCATCATTGCCGGGACGGACATCACCGGCAAGGCGATTACCGAGACGCTGCCCGCCTTCACCGCAGGCGCAGCCACCGCCGTGACCGGGGTGAAGGCATTTCGTACGGTGACGAGCGTGACGATTCCGATTGTCGGGGCGGCCACGACGGTCGCCATCGGCACGGGCGCGAAGTTGGGGATGCCGGTCAACCTGACCCGCAATACCGTGCTTGACGCCTGGTTCAATGGTGTCAAGGAAGCGACACCGCCGACCGTCACGACGCACGCGACCGACGTGGCGCAGACGCTCATTCAGCTCAACTCGGCACTGAACGGCTCTGCGGTGATCGTGGATTTCTTCGATTCCTGATGTGATGAGGCAGATGCGGGCAAGGTAACGAACCCGAAGATCCTAACAGCGCGGTAACGGCCCGCCCTCGCGAGGCGGATATTCGGTCAGCGCGCCATCTGCCAATCCACAGGGGATATGCGATATGGCGAACGCGATGAACACCCCCGGCGACATGTGGCGCGTGGAGTACCCCGATGATACGGGACCGAAGCACGCGCCGATTGATTGGCCCCTCGAACCACTAGAAACGGAGGCACCACCGATGGTCAAGGAAGCAGATTTTGTGTACGTCGATCTCTACGGCAACGAGGTCGCGGCGGATGACCCGGCGGCGCAGACGAAGTACAGCGCGTCCGAGTTGAAGGCGATGCGCAAGGGCGGCTTCTTCCCGAAGCGCGACGGCGACGCAGCACCGGACGCGGCGGAATCGGATGCCGAGGGAACGCCGGTACTCAACAGCGGCGTGGGCACGGCGGATGACGCGGATGATGAGAAGCCCGCGAAGGCAGCCAGGAAGTAAGCGGAACGACGGAGGGCGCGCACATGCTATCGCTTAGTGACGCATTAGCGAGGGTGAAGAGAAATTGCGCCCCCGACGTTGACCCCGTTTTGACCGATCCTGAGATTACCGACATCCTCACCGATGGCCTCGACATCTCCGTCTGGCTGCCGAGTACCGCCTATGCGTGGGGTGACATCATCGTGCCGACGACCCCGCTCGGCAGGCGTTTTATCTGCGTCCTGGCCGGGACGAGCGACACGACGGAACCGCAGTGGTTGATCGCGCCCGCCTACACCGGGCCGGTCAATCCGCTGGGCGGCGCGTGGTGGGGATTCGGTATCGTGCCGTTCATCATCGATGTGACGGGTACCCCGTGGTTTTTCGGACTGCCGAGCGGCACGGCGGCCTTTCGTGATTACGGGCCGTTCGAGGGCGAACTGTACGATGTCAAAAATGCCACGTACGAGTGCTGGATGCTGAAAGCGCAGAAGGCGAGCAGCCGTGTGGATTCATCCATTCCCGGCGGCCCGAGTGCGCGCGAGAGCCAGACCTATGCACAATGCCTCGCCCAAGCGCGGCGGTACGCGCCAGTTGGGTTTTTCTGATGGTCACGCCGTATGTCCCCGACGACCGGTTGGCGCGTTTCCGGGCCCTCGATGAGCGCGCCATGCAGGATCAATGCAGCGTCATCCACGTCGCGCCCGGCACCGTCAACCCGGACGGTAGCGACGAACCGGGCACGACGACGACTACCACCTATGCCTGCCGCGTCGCGCCATCGGGCGGCCCGCAGGAGACGCTGATCGCATCCCGCTTGACGGACGTGACGCCCTTCACCGTCACGCTCCCGTGGGACGCCGTGGTGAGCGAGAAGGACACCATCACGTACGCGGGCGGCATATTGCAGGTGATGGGCGTGCTCGGGCCGGGCACCTACCAGACGAGCGTGCGTGCGGTCTGTAAAAGAATCTCGTAAAGGGGGAAGTGATGGGTGACTGCCTATCAACGCCTCTC